AGTAACATCATTTACTATACCTGAAGCATCAGTACCAGTAGATTATTCTTCACAAAGAAGTGGCACATTTGTAACGCAAGAAAGTCAAGGGCATCACGGAGAAGGATTGAAACTATGGACTTTTGATACTGTATTGAAAGGTACATTAACATCAGTTAGGTTAGCAACAGAAGCACTATTTGAAGATTCAGGCTCAGATGGTACAGCAATATTAATGAATACATATAGTTTTCCAACAACATCATACAAAGATGGGGAAGCAGCGAACACATTTGAGTTTAGATTTGAACAAGCAGGATCAGACAACTCAGAAAATAATATTAAAGTCAATGGATGTATTGCAACTGGAATGACATTGACAGAAGATATTGGTAGTGAAGGTGGGGAGCTTGTTTGCACAATTAACTGGGCAACAGCTTACTATCCAACATATACAAGTGCAGCATTAGGTGGCACGACAGCATACGATGGAGATACACCAAAAAACATTAGAAATCTTAATATAGCTAATACAACAATAGATTCAGAAGAAGTTGTGTTGCAATCTTTTGAACTTTCAGCAACAAGAACAATAGAAAGAATACATTATCAAAACACAACATCAGGTGATTATAAGCCTTTTGGCTATGTAATGACAGGTGGATGGGAAGTAACAGGCTCACTAACTTGTGTTAGAAATGACGATATTCACGATTTAAAAGCTAAATTTATAAATGGATCAACAGCAGCTTTATCTATTGGCGAATCAAGTGGCACAAACTTTTTAGTTTCTTGTCCTAAAATATATATTAATGAAACTACAATAGATAATGGTGGTGCAGTATTAATGCAAAGCATACCATTTACAGCAGTAGGTAATGATGATTTATCAAGTGGAAGTGCATTATTACAAGTAAATATAGCGAACTCATAATATGAAAATAGAAATAAAAAGCCAAGATACCAAAAAAGACATAGTGTTTCATATAAAAGACGTAACTATGCCATTAAGAGAGCAGTTTGTTGATGCTTATATGTTTGCAGAATCTAATGAGCCACAAAAATTTTCTTTATGGGTTGATTGCATTAGAGTTATTACAACACTTACAGATGACGAGCTTTTATTGTTAACTGATTTAGATATTGTACAGATAGCTGTAGAATGTATGCTAATAGTTAATAATAAAAAAAAAGTGAAGAAATAAAGTTACGCCTTAATGTGCAAATTGCACTAAATGGGTTGCAAAATAAACATAGTTTGCCTTATGAATTTCCTTATAAGGCAATAAATCCTATGACAACTAAAGAGGAAACATTTAATAGTAAAGAAGATGTTTATTTAGTGTTAGAGGAGTGTTACAATAAATGTATAGAAAAAGGATATAGTCGGTTGGGAGAAGCCTTATATAAACAATCATTATTTATAGCAAATGATATAATGTTTATAGATTCTAAATACCAAGATAAATTAAAAGCATATAAGTTTTGCAAAAAATTTAACTGCCCTCCATATCCATCGTTGCAAGATACACCTATAGAAATAATAGATATATTTAACATTATAGACCAAGAAATAGAACAATTTAGTAGCAAGGAAAAATAATGGCAAACAAATCAATATTTGAAATTATAGCAAAATTAACTGGTTTTGGAAAAGCTGACAAAGGAGTAAAAAAGCTAAGTGGATCAATGAATAGACTTGCTACAAGACTACTTGGTGCAGCAGCAGCATATAAAACATTTCAACACGGTATAGATGCAGTAAGAAAAGCAGGTACATTAGAAGGTGTAGAAAAAGGTTTCAATAATCTTAGAAAACAAGCAGGATTTTCAATAAATACATTTAATAAGTTAGACAAAGCACTTGATGGAACTGCTGATAAGCTAACTATAATGACACAAGCAAATAATGCTATGTTGCTTGGTATTACAGATTCTGAAGATCAAATGGCTGAGATGTTTGACGTAGCACAAAGATTAGCAGAAGCTGTAGGTAAAGATGCAACATTTGGTATAGAAAGTTTAGTTACAGGTTTAGGTCGGCAATCAAAACTTATGCTTGACAATTTAGGTATTGTAGTCGATACTGAACAAGCATATAAAAATTATGCAAAAGAGCTTGGAGTGTCGGTTGATAAACTTGATGATGCTGAAAAAAAACAAGCATTTGTAAATGAAACTATGAAACAAGGTAAAGACCTTGTTAAAGGATTAGGCAAAGAAAATGAAACAACACAAAGAAAATTAGATAAATTTACTGCATCTATGGCAAACTTTAAAGTTGAAATAGGTGATGCAATAATTGAAAGTGGAGTTTTAGATGAATTAACTAAATATTCTGAAGTTTTGATAAGTGTTGCTCGTAATTATCTTGGTGTAGCAGCAGCAGAACAAACTCTTGTAGATAAAGAAAAAGCATTGGTCGATAGTATTGCAGAGGAAAAACAACTACTTGAAATAAACAGAGATTTATTAAGCAAATTAAATTTAGCAAGACAAGCAGAAGTAAAAACAGAAAAAACATTTTTAGAAGCATTGTTTAACAAAAAAGATGCCTATAAAGATATAATTGTATCTGAAGAAGACGAACTTAAAAGAAAAGAAGCTAAAGCAGAAATAGACCAATTATTGATTGATACTGGTAAAACAGAAGAGGAATTAAGAAAAAATTTAACATATCAAATACAAAATTCTTCTACTTGGATAAAACTTAATACACAAGATTTAGAGGGAAACAGAGCAGAACAACAAAAACAAATTGAAGCAGCACAGGAAAAAATCAAAGTAATGACCGAAGAAGCTGCCCAATTAAAAATACTACAAGATATAAAAGATGCAGATGCAGAAAAAGATAAAAAACGACAAAAAATGTTAAAAGATTTAAGAGATAGGACAACAAAATCTGCTCAACAAGCAATAAGTGGTCAAAAAACAATGGCACAAGCAGCACAAGATGCAGCTAAAATTGAATTAAGAGCATACATAAAAACTGCTGTAGCAAACTTAATTAAAAATAATGCAAGTCATTTAGCATTTATACCACCACCCTTAAACGCAGTTGTAATAGCAGGACTTGCATCAGCCGCAGGTACAGCGTTAATGCAACAAGTTGATAAAATAGGAGCACAGACAGGATTTGAGGGCGTAGTTGATAAGCCAACACAATTTACTGTAGGTGAGGGTGGAGCAGCAGAATATGTATCTGTAACACCTATGGAAGGCGTAAACAACGCAGGTGGACAAGGTGGCTCAATCGTTATAAATAATCCGATAATCTCCTCTGAATTTGTAGAAACAGAATTACCTGAGCTAATTGCAGAAGCAGTTAGAAAAGGTGCAGATTTTGGGATGTCATGATACAATTAAATAGCACAATAAGAAATGATATAAAAGCAGGTGTACAAAACTTTGAATACTTAATTAATATTAATGATGAAGTTTATGTAGCTACAAGAAAACAAATGTTAAGACAAATACCTGTTAGTGATTTACCAATAGCAACTGCATCAGGAAAAAGTGATGAGATATATTTTGAAGATGCAGGTATGAAGATTACAGATTTAAGCGAGAAAATAGACCTAAAAACAAAAAAAACACAATTAGGTAATAGTACGATAACCTTTGCTAATTTTAGTGCATATATAGGTAGAAAAGAAAAAAAGTTTTCAGATAAGTTTAAAGAGTTATCAGGTAAAAATTTAAAGATATATTTTAAAACACAATCTTGCAAAACAATATCAGAATGTTTACTTGTTGCACAGCTTAAAATTACAAGAATAAAGCACGATGATAAAAAAATAACAATATCAGCAAACGATTTAAGTATTGATTCTACATACAAAGAAATCCCTGATAATGATTACGTTTTATTAAAAGATATAAACACATTTGACCACTATTCACTAAATCCAGTACCAACTTTATATGGACACTTAGAAAATGCACCTGCAATAGTTTATAAAGAAGAAGAAAGCAATACTTTAAAAATTAAACTTATTCCTGATACATCGTATTTCGATGACACAGAAATAGGTGGAATATTACCTTACCAAACAGATGGAGAAAATGGAATAGTTTTTAATGATGGAGATGCTGAGTTTGGTGGCACATTAACAAATAAATTTTTACAATTAGTAAGACAAGATGTTTTAAAAATAAGTTTAGGCGATTATTTGTGTGACGTGCCTTGTTTGCCTTATCAGCAGACAAGAGAAAATATTACAGATATGCAGCACGTGGACAAATTTAAATTACATACAAAGGCACAATGGTTTTCAAGACAAGACCACGTTTTGTTAAATTTTAATATTGGTGAAGAAACTGACGAATCTATAGAAGAAGCGTCTTTATGGTGTGCAAAAAATCAAAAGCCTTTAACACAAGAAACATTGACATTTACAATACGATCAAAACACAGTAGTGGAGTAATAAATGGTTATGAAGGTTACTATAGTCGAGATTATAATAATGAGATGAATGACGTAAAAGATGAACACAATCCTGTTTTCGATGGAGTTGATAGAGTTACTTATACTATAGGTGTTCAAAAATTTAAATTTCCACCACTATCAGGGTTTGATTTGAATGACAAATTAGACGAAGATGGGAAAGAGGTGTATAAAACAGATGCACACTTTTTGGGTAGCGTTAAAGTTACACAAGATTTAAATACACCAAGTAGTACACACGAAGCCACGTTTATACATTCGGTATTTTCACCACCTATAATAAAAGATACAGCAGTAGATGCTTCAAGTTTTCAAGATGATGTAGGTTATCCATCGTCTTTGACAAGCGAAATGAATGGTGGTACAGCAGATGATTTTAATTTTAATAATAAATTTGCAAGAACAACGATAGAATTACAAGGTTATGCAGACACAGACAATCAAAATATTGTTAATTATAGAACTTCATTTACTTCTTCTTTGTTTGACTATCGTGATAAAAATTCGTTTGTAAGTAGATATAGAGAAGGTGCAGAATTTAAATATCCAACTATGGATGCAACTACATTATCATTATATTACTTAATAGAAGATAGCACAGGTGGAACGATAGGCACAGCACCAAATACGAGAGTAGATATTACATCAGAATGGCGTGATGTAGAAATGCGTAAAGTTTGGTCAAATAAACAAATATTTGAAAAAGATTTTTTTGTAAACGCTAAAGGTAAATTAGGTGA